CGTCATTCCCGTGCTTTTGAGCGAGAATTGAAAAATGAAAACAGCTTTATAAATATGAAAATGAAGCAATGTAGAAAATGCGGCAATCTTAAACCTTTTGCGGAATACCACAAAAACAAATGTCGTTCAGATGGGCATGTCGATCATTGCAAACAGTGCATCAAGGAAAGGTATCAAGAAAAAAACAAGGAAACAATTGATGCTAAAAACAAGAGGATGGAACACAACAAGAAACACAAGAAAGCCAAAGTTAAGGATAGTGCAGCCATCAGATATCAGCGACACAAAGACCGCATTAAAAAACTCAACCGTCAACGTAGCCGCAGCCAAGCTTACAGAGAAAAACGACAGGAGAGGGAAAAGAAACGTTATGAATCTGACCCGGCCTATAAAGCAAGCAAAAACTTCAGGGCAAGGATACACAAGGCCTTAAAAAACAACATCAAAAAAACATCAACAATAAACTTGCTTGGATGCTCTATTGAACACGCTAGGCAACATCTGGAATCTCAATTCACGCACGCCATGAGTTGGGACAATCACGGGGTTCATGGATGGCACATTGATCATATTACACCTTGCCATAGTTTTGATCTTTCAGATCCAGAACAGCAAAGACAATGCTTTCATTATACCAACTTGCAACCGTTATGGGCTTCGGACAATCAATCTAAAGGTAACACTATTCCAGACAATCACCAACCACAGCTACCCATAGCAATATGAGGCCAAGCAAATTCAAAAAACCCATGACCCACTATGCAGAAAAGTGGGGCGCGACATCCATGACAATCAGTAACATGGCAAAAAAGGGGTGTGATTGGGACGCGGATGAAAAGGAATTGGCGCGATGGCTCATTGCCAACTGTAAACGCAAGCCAGCCAAAATGACAAAGCTCATCAAAGAGATATTGCAGCCGACTAATTTGAATGAGAGTGCAAGCAAATCAAAAGCAGCATCACTAGAGGACATGCGCGAATATTACAGCGTTCAGCTAAACACCGCGACAAAGTGCGAGGATGTCAACCATGAGGCAGTAAAATTCTGGAATGATCTTTTGCTCAAAGCTGATGAATCAATACGCAAGAGCCAAGCCCATGAAAAAAAGCTTGGCATAGAAAAAGGCGAGCTTTTAAGTCGTTCAGAGGTTGAGCGCATACTCAAAGCATCTATTTGGGCCGGGAATGCTTGCATTGATAAATTCAGTAAACAGATAGCGCAAAGGTTAAGCAACCTACCACCGCAAGAAGTGCATAAGGCACTAAAGCCGCAACTGACGGGAATGATTATTTTTGAAGGCATGAGGCGAGTGACCAAAACGCCCGGCGAAATCAACGTGCCGAAATGGGTTGCTGATTGTTACCAGACAGAAAGAAGCCTCTACTTAAAGCCGTGAAAGATAAATTTATTGCCTATGATGAAGCCGACCCGATTGATTGGCTTGAGGCTAGCGTGCAGTTGGATTATGGCAATTTCAAGCGTGAGAATCACCCGCTAATGGTTGAGCCTTTGAGGATGGCAGCAACCAAGCGCGGCGGCTATGTTGGCTTGATTGGATCAGTGCAGCACATCAAAACTTTGACGGCACAGCTTGTGCAACTTTATGGCTTGCACACATCACCATGCAACGCGGCACACTATGACCTGACAACTGATGCGCTGAAAGAATTTGGTGATGATAAATTTGTGCCGTTGATTGACAACACCGACAGGATTACAAGCCTGATACCTGATCAACCTTACAGGCGCACGAAGTTTTACACGTCAACGCCATATGGATATATTCGATTGCTGTCTGCGGGTATCATGGCAAACCGCAACTCGAAAACGCTGGAGCGCATCACAGCAGATGAATCGTGGGCATACAAAGATGATGAGGGTTGGCTTGAGCAGATCCATGACAGGCAAAGCTCGTTCCCGTGGCAATGGCAAATGTTCTTGCCTAGCTCAGGACAAACGGCGGGAAGCCAGCTTGATGAGTTGTGGAAAAAGTCAACACAGCGCACTTGGCATGTAAAATGTGATTGTTGTGGCGAGGAAATACCATATATCTGGAAACAGCCAGCAGTAAACGGCGAAGTGCCTCCGGGCGGCATGAGGTATGCATCAACTAAAGATGTGACAAATGATGACGGAGTGATTGATTGGGTGAAGCTGAGGGAATCGGTGTATTACCAGTGCCAGTTGTGTGGCGGCCGAGTTGAATGGTCAGCGGCAAACCAAGACAAGCGAAACAGGCAAGGCCGTTATATTGCAATGAATGACGGTGCTGACCCTGATATTGAGTTTTACCACTACAATGCAATGGCACATGTGCCGTGGCCTGAGCTAGTCACCAAATGGAAAGAAGCGACAATTGCGCGAAGCCGTGGCGATCTTTCGAAGCTGGAGAACTTTGTGAGAAAACAACTGGCGCAACCTTGGAACGAAAGTGATTATATATCAGATGAAGTCCAGCAAGACGGGCGCGGTGATTACATGCTTGGCGAAAAGTGGGAGGCAGACAACGACCCGCTCTTATTCCTGACTTGTGACGTGCAGAAAGATCACTTTTATTGCGTAGTCAGAGCGTGGTGTATAATCAACGGCGTTTTACATTCCCGGCTAATCGAACGCGAGCGGGTTGTAAGCGTTGGCCAGATTCGTGATCTTGCTGACAAGCATCAAATCTTGCAAGACGGCATTCGCGGATCTCGTGTTTTCCTTGATGGTAACTACAACACCACACAAGTGCAACGCATAGCGGCCGAGAATGGCTGGCAAGTTTTCCGAGGTGATAAGGCCGCAGACTTCCGACACAGTGACGGCCTCCGCAGGATCTACGCAGAACCGCAATATCTTGACCGAGGTGAAGGAACAGTGAACGCAAAAAACGGCACTCAATACGTTTCGCAAATTAGATTTAGCAAGAACGCGGCACTTTCGCGGTTGTCTCTGATAAGATCAATCAAAGATGATGACGGAAACCTTGTTTGGACATACGCGAGCAATGCCGGGAGCGTCTACGAAAGGCAGATTAACGCATGGCAAAGGATAAGCAAAACAGCACCAGACGGCAGGAGGTTTTATGATTTTATAAACAGGGATTCAAAAAACGATCACTATGGTGATTGCGAACAGCAACAAATCATTTGCGCGGCGATGGCTGGCTTGGTTGGAGTTGACGGCGGCAGTGATGACTCGGAATAAATCAGCATTGACAATTAGTATCAATTAAAGTTAAATCGAAACCAGACAATATGCGCTCGCTACTTTTCACGCTATGGATTCAGGCTGACAAATCGGTCAGCACTATCGTCACGCTACTTGAGCAATTAACAGTTGCTCAGGTTGAGACTGTGCAACAAGGCGGTGCAAGGATGATCAACGCATCACTATCTGGCAAATCGTTCTCATATGAGCTGCCAGCAAATTGGGGGGCTTTTGATTTCTGTGAACACATCAGGATGGCATATAAGACAATCGAGACGGGAGGCGCTACAGGAGGGCAAATGACCGAGGCCGAACTAAAAACATACGTGCTAGATACAAATGATGAAGTGACAGATACAATGACCGCTCGCATCAATTACAACTCACTCAGACGATAATGGCAAACCCTCCCATAAAATCAACATACGGCCGCGCCAGCGTGAGAACATCAGCGCAACAATTGCGCGGAGGATCAAGCGAGTTTTATCCCGGCGGCAGGAATGACCAGCGCAGATTTAACACCCGCAACCTAGCGCAAGACATTACAGACATGATGACGGCCAACCGTCACCGCATGTTGCTTGGTGATTCACGCTACATTTATCAATCTTTTTCCTCTGTTGCTGGAGCAGTTAAGCAAAAGGCAAACTATGTTTACGGCGGCAGTTGGCGGCTACAATCACTCAGCGCGGACACCGCATTTGCTCAAGCAGTGGAGGAAGATTTCAAGCGGCTTGATATGATGTTTGACATCCGGGGCTCAAACTTTGGATTCAGAAAAAACGTTTGGCGCGGCTCAAAGTTGCTTGATGTTGATGGTGACTTTTTCGTTGTGCTTACAGAGCAAAAGGAAACAGGCTTTCCAAAGCTCCAGTTTATTGAATCGCACAAGGTTGGTGATTGGGGCGAGTGCCGTGATGGTTACGTCAGCGACTCGACCGCATACCAAGGCCGCAGAATCTTGACGGGCGTGATTGTTGACGATTACATGTCACCAATTGCATACCGTGTAAAAGATGATTCCCGCAACCGTGGATTCCAAGACATACCAGCCAACAGCATTGTGCATTTTGCTGACATGGAATGGTTCAGCCAAGGGCGCGGCACACCGTCAATTGCATCAGCTATTCTTGATTGGTATGACCTGAGCGAGACGCGTGACGCGCAAAAGATAAAGCAAAAAGTAAACTCAATTTTAACGCTGATCGAATCCAACGAAAACGGAAAGGTTGACGCTGGCAGAAACGCTCTCGGAATGGGTGGAGGCAGTGCCGCAACCGCGACCAGCTACATGGATAGTGGAATGATCCGCATCATCAAAAACGGTGGATCACTCAAAGCACACACAGCAAACGACCCGCCAGAGGGCTGGATGAAGTTCACAAAGCTCGTTGAAAGCTCCGCATTTTATGCACTCGGATGGCGCAGAGAGATGCTTGACAGTTCAGATGTCGGCGGTGCTGGTGTTCGTGGATTCGCCGCAGATGTGAACAGGTCAATTGCATCAAGAATCGAGGTGCTTGAAAATGGCTACAAGCGTTGTGCTCAATACATCATCGCAAAGCGGGCTAAGATGGGAAGCTATGAACTACCAGATGATTGGTGGAAACTGGCATTTACACGCCCGGCAGAGTTCACCGTTGATGAAGGACGCATGAGACAAGCTGACCTTGATGATCTCAGGGCTGGCGTGATCACGGAAAGCAGCATTGCAGAAAGACGCGGCAACAATTACGAGGATGTTGTGATACAGCGAGCAAAAGAAATCGCACACCGCAAGCGCGTGGCTGAGGAATATGGCCATGACCTTTCCGAACTTTCAATTTTGACTAAACCCGGCGACATAACGCCAAATCAAACAAACAACCAAGAAACAACACAAGATGACTAATACATGGTACAACATAACGCAGGCAGAAGGTGATGCATCTTCGGCTGAAATCTCAATTTATGACTCCATAGGGGGTTGTGAAATTAACGCAAAGCAATTCGTTGAGGAACTAGGCGAAATCAAAGCAGACACAATCCACTTGAGAATCAACTCACCCGGTGGAAGCGTCATTGATGGCAACGCCATTTTCAACGCATTGCTCCGACATGACGCAAAGGTGATCACACACATTGATGGGCTCGCCGCGAGCATGGCATCAGTGATTGCTATGGCAGGGCATGAAGTTCACATGAGTGATAACGCATTGCTAATGATTCACAATCCTTGGACTGTGACAATGGGTGACGCTGATGAGCTAAGGGCTGACGCTGATCTACTCGACAAAATGAGTGAATCAATCATGAACGCTTACAGCCGCTCACAATATGAGCGCGAGGAAATCAAAGACTTGATGGACGCTGAAACATGGTTCACAGCGCAAGAAGCATTCGACGCTGGCCTTGTTGATCATATCGACACCGGGTTACGTGCGGCCGCATCAGACATCACGGCACTTGCCGAATTGTCAGAGCTTAAAGTGCCAGCAGAAAAGCAAATTGCATCACTCAGCAAGCAACTTGAAGCAGTGACTAAAACCAGCGCGGAAATCTCCGAGCAACTTGCAGAAATCAAGGGCAAAAATGAAACGTTGACAGGCGAGCTTGCACAAGCAATAATCGACCGTGACGAAGCCAACGAGCTAGTGAGTGAAGCCGCTGACAAAATTGAAATTCTTGACCTTGAAATCATTGAAAAGGATGAGGAGATCAAGACATCAAAAGAAGTCAGTGAGGCAGCAGTTGCAAGCAAAGCGGCTGAGATTGTTCAACTTGCATCACATGAGCCAGTGGCCGACAATGGTGACGGGCTAGGTGCTGAAACAGATGAGCAATTACTTGCACGATACGAAAGTATTTCCGATAAAGATGACCGCCGCGACTTTTTCGCAGCAAACAAAACCAAAATTCTCCGCGCCAAAGCGCGAAACTAAACAACAAAACAATACAATACAATGGCCAATTCATTTGACGCTAATACAATTGCTGACATCATCGCCTCCAACGAGGTGCTTGTTTCTCAGCACCGGGTAACGCCTCTCGACAAGTTCGCAACGAACTTCTCCGCAGACGCGATTGCACAAACTAACAACGGCAACGGTGCTCGTTCAACCATTCAGGTTGATCTTGCTTCCGGTGCTTCCACCACTCTTACCAACCCAACCAACTACGAGCAAGGCGACAGCACTCTTGGAGCGGTTTCGATTGGCATGAGCGAATACTCGCAGCCTTTCCACATCACGCCAGCCGAACTAGGATCTGGTCGCCGTTTGGAGAAGCTGGTCATGGTCAACCTTTACGCACTGCAAGACAAACTTGACAGCGTAGTTAAAGGCTTGATGACCGCCGCCAACTACGGCGCGGCAGTTCTCGACAAAGCCCCGGCTACTGTCACCACTGCTGACATCAAAACCATCATTGCCGCAACTGGCAAGTTCGGTCAGCGCAACCTTGTTGCTGATGCTTCTTTCTGGTCACAGTTCGCCGTCACAAGCGACAAGAACAGCTTAGGAGTAATTGACGGAGCATACGGCCTTGACAGTTTCAGCTTGTCAACTGACTGGTCGGGTGCAGGAACTAACGTTAACGGATTCGTTGGTGATGTTTCATCCATCGCAATGGCCGCACGTCTGCCTGAGCTTACCGGTGAACTCCGCGAGGCACTTGACTTTGACACCGTGGAACTTCCAAACGGAATGACCGTTCAGATCTGTAAGTGGGTCAGCACCGCAAGCCGCAACACATGGCACAGCTTCGACGTTGTGTTTGGTGCTGGTGTTGGTGATGCTACCGCTGGTAAGATCATCGAGGACGGAAGCTAGAAACTTTGACCTATGGAACGCTCTTTCGTAATCGGCATTTCTAAAGGCTCGCAATCGCAATCGGTTATCGGTTGCGGGCTGTCAGAAAATGAAGCAATGAAAAAGGCTTCCGAGGCCACGGGCTTTGATCATGTCGAGGTGTATATCAACCCTGTGCCGTTCGCGGTGCTGAATTGTAAGCCAGCAAAAGCAGCTAAAAAAGTTGCCAAAAAGACAACAAAACGCAAATCAAAGTAAAACAACAAATCAACTTAAGCCGTCACCTTTGCTGACGGCACACCTCCCGCGCCTCTTCAAGAAAGCGTAATTCGGGAGGTTTTTTTGTTTAAACTGATGATCGTTGACATTTACACTGGCAAATGTATCATGTTGACATGAATGTTTTTGAGCGTTTTGCAAAGTCAGGATTATCGCAATCGTTAAGCGTGATTGGTGAGCCAGCCAGTATTGGCGCTGATCAGTTCA